TCATCGCTGATTGTGTTTGTCCACATCCCCAAATGTAAAAATATAAGGGGCGCCATGATACAGTTGGATCTGATTTGCATCCTGTAAATTATCGTTGATAGCCAATCCAGGAAAATCATGTTGCTGGATAAATCCGTATCCTATGTTAGACACAGCGGAATACTCTGTGAAATCAGGACTCGCCTCATATCGGTCACTGATCGTACCCAGCCTTTCGAAGAAAGCCCTCTCATTCTCTTCATGCCTCATGGCAGCCTGTCGAAGGGCATTCAGGTTACGTAACCTAAGATGAGCTTCACGTTCTGGCTCTGCATATCCTTTGAAGTCGGGAACACTCCATCCCAGTTCTTGAGCGACACGACGTGCGAGAATCTCGGTGGGTCCTAACTCTATATTACTATCTCCAGATGGATCGCTAGATCCAGTAACATGATGAATAATCTCGTGAATCAGTCCTTCCTGCCACGATGGCATCTCATAAGAGTCAGTATCTGGCGCAACACTAAAACTGACATAAGGCTCTTCGTTATCGTTTTCTCCTGCTTCGCAAATGGGGAAAATTGGCTCTTGCCCGACATCATATTCATATAATTCGTTACAGGTTAGTGATTGAATATCATCAATTTTGACAGAAGATTCTTCGTTAAGCTCGTATTCGTTTCTGTATTTAATGCAACCAATGTGTACCTTCTCATTATGAATGCCATAGCTTACGGCATCACGAAATGTCTGTGATCGGCTCAAAGCATCAAGTACAGTGTTGCCGATCATATCGACTGTATGCTGATCGATAAGCCTGCTACGGCTGTCATGGACGGCGCGTATTACACTTTCGTATACGTTGCTTAAATCTGCTGCGGAAAGTGGTATTCGCTTACCTATATCCAAAACGTAATCCGCATAGGCATTTTCAGCACGATTAGGAGCAATGGGAGCAGAGTATCCTGCCGGGGCGGAAAAGTTGAAGTTGGACTGTAATGAGGGAATTTTCATGTTTATATCTAATACCCTGCAAATCATTTATTACAACAAAATAAACTATATCAAATTCATTTACCATGAACTGCATGTATACTGACTTGTGTTCATGATTATATTAGGGTGGTTAAACTCAATAAAGTCACAAAAATGATTATAATTATGTAATGGTGTAAAATTTAAATATTTCTTAACTCCTTTCCCCAAACCATCATAATATGGATGAGCATCTACTTTACTATGCATAAAAGAAAGTCCCTCAAGTAGAGCAGGATGATTACTACGGTTAACAATTATTGCACTATTTTCAATATTTACACTATCATTACGACGATCCACATGCATTGAAATTCCATCAGGAGCATATATTGTACCAAGCTTACCTGTAAGTATCATATCCATATCAAGATAGATACACCCCTCCCCGAATGAAATACCGTGATTCTTTGTATTATATGTGCACCTGAATATCTCTCCTGCTTTTAATAAGGCTAAATTTCTGAAGAAATCAAACCATGCATGATTTCTTTTCTTTGCATACATAGAAATCAAAGAATCCTGCGCCTTTGAAATTTCCCTCAGCTCTTTCTCTAACAGATTCAACAAGTATTCATCTCTTTTGTCTTCAGTTCGTAACCTTTGTTCACATATAATATCATGATAAATATCTGATAGTTTTCTGTCATACATACTGAAGTCAACATCTTCCCGATAGATTATCATTACATTTTCAAAATCTCGTTCCAATTTTGAAAAAGCAGTCTTTTGGTTGACTGAAAAATCGCCATCAACAAAAATACCTATCATACGATCACTCTCTATCCTTGCCGCATTTGTGACATTATCTAAATAGGGATGCTGCTTAGTATTAACTATTGGAACCTCATCTTTCTTATATCGTTCAGGATTAGGTTCAAACCACTGAAAAAGAATAGGCGTTTTTTCATCAATGACCTTTAACTCATATTCCTTTCCTGCAAAAGAAACCGTTTGACAGGGTGAACTCTGCACTATATTTACTGAGTTATGGAAAGTTGTCCTTATCGGTGAAAGCATTCGTCGTCCTGTTTATCCATATTTTCTTCACAACTAACTCTTTAATCTATTAATTATATTGGCATACTCAACCACAAAACCTCCAGCAGTTTTGCCATCTTTGCTTTCCTAACAAACATCCACCGGACATGACAACAAAAACCGGAGCCGGACTCCGGTTTTTGTGAACTCGTCGGCTATTTCATCCCGCCAATATTTCCCCGTCAGCACGACTGATTAGCGGCCTCTCCACTCACTGTATATGCTTTTTATCTGCATCCAGTACACCACCTGTGTTATTACCACATCCTTATACCCTGAACATCTGTAGCATTTCATATAAGCAACTGGCAGTTAACATATAGCTTGGGTAATATTTATTTCACTTATCCTTTATGACAAAGTTTCCTTTGGCTTGGTCATAAATACATTGTTCTGGACTTACAATCATTGATGACGTTATTGGTTCTCGTGTTAGCGGGTGCCTCCCACCGTCACGAACCAAATGAGAAAAAGAAACCGAATCAAATAAGGTACAAACCAAAGAATCTTCTGAATTTTTAACAAACACACCTTCTTCTGGCTTATCCAGTATAATTGGGCATCGAACCGCCTCGGATGGGCACTGAAGGCTCTGCGTATTAACCGAAAACTTATATTGTGATATTTTCCCCTCAATATCACCATGTGATTGTGTGTTACCTGAACCTGAAACCATTCTTAACATTATATCCCTGAGCGCTTCAGGACCACCATTAAGCCCTGTAAGTAATAATCCAGAAAGCAAACTGTTATTGCCCCCACTCGCCAGAAAGCGACCATCCGTTTCACTATATGTGATACTAACCGTCTGTCCGCCTACTGTAATTTCTCCACCACCACTGGCGGCCATTTGAGCACGAAGAACCTGCATTCCGGTGGAAAATGAGGATGATTGAATACCTGAAACTAATGATGGCATGACAAAACTCCCTATTTAAATATTCATTCCAAACACAGGGAGTCATAACAAACATCACCATGGCATGACAACAAAAACCGGAGCCGGACTCCGGTTTTTGTGAAGTTGTCGGGTTACTTCATCCCGCCAATATTTTCCCACACCCCGTCAGCACGCAGGATTTGCAGCGGTCTTACCACGCACTGTATCTGCTTTTTATCTGCATCCAGTATCACCACCTGCGTGATTACCCTGTCCTGCTCCGGAATAATACCATTCTCATCGGACTCCAGGATGTCTGCCGGCCCCAGACGCAGTTGTGCTGTAAGCGACTGCACGTGTTCACGGCCATCATGCTTTCCGCAACCACACAGACGCTGCATAAGTTTTTTTAGTATATTCATGTCATTCTCCTGTTCTGCCTGTATCACTGCCCACTTCATCCAGCCCCTTAACATCCTGCCACGGCCCGTCACCAAACCTGACCTGCAAATGCTGAAACAGCCCCTGAACCTGTGTGGCATCTTTGGGGTCAAGAAAGGTCAGTCCGGTGATGAGTGCGCCATCTGTATCCGGGAACCAGCCATTGCTGTTTGTCTCAATAATGCTCGCCGGCCCCAGACGAAAACGGATTTGTGTCTCCCCCGGGTCGCCCTTCGGTCCCTGAGGTCCGGTTGCCCCCACCGGGCCAGCCGCACCTGTTTCTCCTTTCGGTCCCTGTGGGCCTGCCGGGCCTGCCGCACCGGTATCTCCCTTTGGACCCTGTGGACCTGCATTTCCCGTCAGACCGGTCTCTCCCCGCTCTCCCCTGTCACCTTTCGGCCCCTGCGGGCCTGCCGGACCAGCATCACCTGCCGGTCCCCGTTCGCCGGTTGCCCCGACAGGGCCGGTGTCACCGCGCTCTCCCTTATCCCCCTTCGGCCCCTGAGGGCCGGCGGGCCCCTGTTCCCCCTTTGGCCCGGGTGGCCCCACCACGGTGGGGATTCGGTTTACGGCTTCTTCCGCCGCTATCCTGCTTTGTTCCGCTGACTGTGCGCTTTCTGCTGACTCCCGGGCTTTTTCTGCTGCGGTCGTTGCATCCCTGGCTGCATTACCGGCTGCACTTTCTGCCGTCTTTCTTGACAATTCAGCTTCTGCTGCACTTTGTGATGACTCACTGGCTTTTTGAGCGGCCTCAGAGGCCGAGGACGAGGACGCCTCCTCTGACTGCTTTGCTGAGGCTGCACTTTCTGCCGCCTGCCGGGCTGACTCCGATGCATATCCTGCTGAAGTGTCAGCATGTGCAGCGCTCTTTTCTGCCTGACTGGCTGATATGCCGGCATTCCTTGCTGACGTCTCCGCCTCTCCGGCATTCTTCTTCGCCTCCTCAGCGTTACGCGCCACCTCTTCCACCATCAGTTCAAAACGTCGCAGTGCCTCCGGACGGGCATCATCCTCCGTCATGGCACCGAGAAAATCATTCAGCGTACCGGGTTGAGAATCTTCATACACTGTGATGGTCCCGGCATGCGAAGGAGGAAAACCTTCAACCAGCAGGGTGACGCTGTACTGGCCATACTCAACATCCATGCTGTAACGCCCGGCTTCATCCGGATTTTCTGAGGCCACCGTGTTCACCACCACCGTGGTACTGTTACGTTTTGCTTTCAGCTGGATTGTGCAGTTCTGTACCGGTTTTCCTGTGCCGTCTTTCAGTACACCTGAAATCTTTACTGCCATATTCACCTCACAAAAAAGCCCGCCTGAACCGGCGGACTGTCATAACACTGTGTTACCTGGCTAATCAGAATTTATAACCGACACCCACGATGAAACCGTCAGTGCGCCAGTCGCCACTGCCGGAGCCTTCATAAGCAATATCAATGGCCACGGATTCGGTCGGGTTAAACTGCACGCCAGCTCCCCACGCCAGAGAGGTGTCGCTGTGGCGACCGTCATCACTTCCGGTCAGCACATCGTGCGTTTTCCCCTTGTTGTCAGTTACGCGAAGATAATCCCCGGAGAAAGTCGACACACGGCTGTAAGCCACACCCGCCATCGCATACGCGCTGAACCATTCATTCACGCGCACAGACGGCCCCGCCATTACGCTGAACCAGCGGTTACGCACGGAATCTTCATGCCAGCGGGTATCGCTGTAACGGGTAAGCTGGCGATTCTTGTCTCCTGCATAGCTGAATGACGTCACCAGCCCCAGCGTGTCCGTAAATTCATAACGGTATTTCACGTTAATGCCCTTCAGGTCATCGCTGCCTGGCATATCAGTATGGGTCTGAAGATACCCGGCGCTTAGTGTGGACTGATGCTCTGCTGCGCTCGCTGGCGTACCAGCGGCAACCAGCCAGACTACTGCGGACAGAATAACAGCACATAATTTACGCATAATTACCTCTCGCTTTTCTGCAATAAAAAAGGCGCCATTTCTGGCGCCCGTATATGGGTTTGTAGTGGTCAAGTAATACTGGCCACGGTTTTACAGTAAAAATGGTACCTGTTCTCGGACTCTTCCGGAGTCAACCCACCGTTATAATGGTGAGGTCTGATACTGTTGTAGTAGTTCAATATGTAATCATTAATTTGCTGCCGGGCCTCGTCCTTGTCGACGTAACCATTCGCTGGCACCCATTCTGTTTTCAGACTGCGGAAGAAGCGTTCCATTGGGCTATTATCCCAGCAGTTTCCCCGCCGACTGACACTTTGCTTTATTCTGTAACGCCAGAGAATTTGTTGATATTTCAGGCCTGTATACTGGCTTCCCTGGTCGCTATGGAACATAACATCATGTGGTTGACCACGCGTCTCATAGGCCATCCGCAGGGCATCGCTTATCAGTGCAGTATCGGCATGTGCGGACAGACTCCAGCCGATAACCCTGCGGGCAAAAAGATCCATCACAACCGCCAGATAGCACCAGCAATTTCCGGCCCAGATATAGGTAATATCTCCACACCATACCTGGTCTGGCTCGGGGGCAGCGAACTGGCGCCCGAGCAGATTCGGCAAGCAGGTATGCTCCTGACGGGCATTTTTGTACTGATGTTTTCCGGGCTGACAACTGCTCAGATTCAGATGTTTCATCAGCCGCCCGGCACGGTAACGGCTCATCGGGACGCCGTTTTGGGTCAGCATGTCAGCCAGCGTGCGCGCCCCCGCAGAGCCCCGGCTTTGGTTCCACATCCGGCGTATTTCACTGCACAACCTGACATGCACCGGATTCACCGTATCGCGTCGTTTTTGCCAGTACCGGTAACTGCTGCGGTGTATTCCCAGAGCAGAACACAGACTGACAACGGTGTGGCTGCCACTGAGTCTGGCAACTATCGTGAACCGTTCAGCGAGTCGGACATCAAGAGTGCAGTAGCCTTTTTTAATATCGTATTTTGTTCCTCCAGGCGGCGAACCTGCTTTTCCAGCTCGCGGATACGTTGCTGGTCTGGAGTAATCGGTGTGGCAGAGGGGGCAATCCCCTGGCGCTCTCGTCTGAGCTGACGTACCCAGCTCTCAAGAGTGGTAGAGCCGACATTCATCGATTCACTGGCTTGTCGATATGAGTAGCCCTTATCAACAATCAGTTGCGCACATTCCAGTCTGAACTCGGGGGTGAAAGTACGTTTGGTTTTCTTGTTCATTAAGTCACCTGTTTTGTGTTGAGGTGAGAATATCACCTTTAATCAGGTGGCCAAACTTACTGTGCCACTACAATCCACGCCAGCGTGAAGCTGGTATCTCCGGCAGATTTCTGCCCCTGCCCGGTCGCAGTCCAGTCCGCATCTTCATCATCGAGATAGCTGTCGTCATAGGACTCAGCGCTCAGTTCGCCGGGCGTCAGGTCTTTAACTTTAGCCAGACGCGACCAGTCAACGTCTGAAAGCGGGTTCGCATAAGGGTCACCGTTCCCCTTATAAACCCACAGGGTGGTCCCGGCCCCTTTCACCGGCATTACTGGATTTGGTACAGGCATATCGTCCTCACATTTCATAGGTAATGACATAAGTCAGATCGGCTGAACTCCACAGGCCCGCATCATCGTCGCGCCGGTAGTCATAGCCACTGGCCACCATACTGGTGATCAAATCTGACAGTGCCGGGACATCGCTCATCACCGGATAAATCCGGGACTCCATCCACGAATCCAGCTCTGAATCCGGCACCTGAGCAGGCAGGAAAACTTCAATATGCAGCTCCGCCTGCCAGGTATCGCTGTCCAGCTCTTCGCCCGTGTATTCAGCGCCGGTGAGATAAACGGCAACTGCCGGAAAATCCGCCTCATCAAAAACAGCGGGGCGACCATCAAAAAGCGTCGCCCCGGTGTCATGCTTCTCCAGTGCATCCAGTACGGCTGCACGGAGTTCAGTATGTTTCATCGCTTTATCGCAATCCTCAGTTGTTGTTTCAGGGCGTATTCCAGTTCTTTCGGCAAACGTTCACGCCGTATCTGTTCAATATTCTGTTTAAACGCCGTGGTCAGCGGCACCGCCATCGGGATTTTCACCACATCAATGGGGTAACGGTTTTTCCCGGCCACACGCTGCATGACATGCCAGCGACCATTTTTTAATCGCTGGATAAATGCCCGCTGATAACGATGCTGACCGGCCCGTAGCGTACTGTTGGGACGACTTCCGGTGATCCGTATCCCCAGTTTGATGACAGGTAAATCACCGCGGTTAACAATGATTTTTACGTGCGGATTTTTGACCGTGGCCTTTTTCAGTCTGGCCCTTTCCTTTACCAGTTTTCGCCGCACCTTTGTCTCACGGGCAACCTGTGACGCCGACTGATTCATTGCCGTTGTGGCCACGCGGTTAATGGCCATTGCGGAGGCACCGGGCACTGCCGTTTTGCTGATACGGCTGAGGTTTTCAACGGCCTGCTCAAGACCTTTTATGGCCATACCTCCTCCTTTCAGCGACGACGGTTAACGGCAGGCGGCACGCCACGCCCAAGCCAGAGATGACAGCTTCCGCCATCATCCGGTGAAATCCGGTCTATCCAGAAGTTTTCCTCACCGATGGTCAGCGTGTCGCCGCGCCGCAGCTGCCGCACATCATCAGTCCGGACAAACAGGGACGGGCAGGAGCCTTCAACACGTACGCCCTGTCCGGCATAGCTGATATTTTCAGGGTCATCAAAAACACCACGTATTACTGCGCCGGACTGCTCACCGGATGTCATGGTGGCTGACGTTCCCATGTACCCGCGTATCGTTTCATCGGCGCGGGCAATGGCAGCATCGAACAGGTTATCGAAATCAGCCACAGCGCCTCCCGTTATTGCATTCTGGCCAGGCCACGTTCTGTCATTTCGGCTGCCACACCGGCAGAGACACGAAATGCCGTTCCCGGCAGCACAAATGCCACAGGTTCATCCCGCGTGGCGTGAAGTGCATCAGTATGCAGCGTCACCAGTGCCACGACCGTGGCCAGTTCAGCCGTATCCTGAATCACGGTGTCCGGCTGCGCTGATACCACCTCATTTTCATGCCCGGTCAGCACATTTTCCGGGCCGGGAGGGGTATCCTGACCCGCAGCGTCATCCGTGTCATCAAGCTCCTCTTCCAGCTCTGCCACACGGAGCGCCAGTTCTTCTTTCGTCCCCGTCAGGCTGACATCACGGTTCAGTTGTTCACCCAGGGAGCGGAGACGGGCAATCAGTTCATCTTTCGTCATGGACTCCTCCACAGAGAAACAATGGCCCCGAAGGGCCATGATTACGCCAGTTGTACGGACACGAACTCATCAGGGTCAGCCAGCAGCATCAGCGGTGCTGACTGAATCATGGTGAACTCACGCGCCGGATCGCCGGTGGTCACCCAGTTTTTCGGGTAGCGGGCAGAGGCGTTAATGCCTTCGCGCTGTGCGTCCGCATCCTGAATGCAGCCATAGGTGCGCAGACCGCGTGCCTGAGTGTTCCCCAGTACCATCGTGTTGTCCGGCAGGAAGTTCTTTTTGACGCCGTTTTCCACGTACTGTCCGGAATACACGACGATGGCCACATCGCCATACATCCCCTTATAGGACACCGCTTTACCCAGGTCTTTTACCGCTGTCTCCAGCTCGGAATTAGAGCCGCGACGGGTATCCAGCTTCTCCCTGACAGCTTTGAAGGAACGGAACAGCGCCCAGCCTTTCGGATCAAACACGATGATATTCACCACACCGCTGGCATTCAGCGCGTAGGCTTCAATATCGTCGGTCGGGTCATACGTGGACTTGTCACGCTTGCTCCACTCCGTGCCGCCGGACTGTGTGATGTTGTTCGCCGCACTGCGGCCCATATCCACCTCAACCGGATCGAAGGCTTCACCGGTCATGGTGTATTTGCCCCTGAGCACGGCAGAAACGGCCTGCATCTCTTCGACCTGAGCAATGGCCAGCTCTTCGTCTCGCATGTTCTGCAGGATGATGCGACGGCGGCGGTAAGCCGGGTCCGCCAGATTCTGTGGATCTTCATCCGGCAGGCGACGCAGAGTCATCTGCGGATTCACCTCATGCTTGGGTTACATGAGTCAAATATGAAAGGATGTGAATGATTTTTAGTGATAATATGCTTCAGAATTACTTCCAAAACGAACCGTTGCAATACATCATGCAATACACAGGATATGTAAGGAGTTATTAATGACTAATTCAGTTGATGTTCAAACCCGTAGAGAAGAATTTGAGCAAGGATATCGAGATGGCTTTCGTTCGGTTCAGGGCAATGTTTTACCCCCAAAAGCTCCAAGAATTGTACTTGAAACGGGTTCAAAACCTTACGATCAAGGCCATGCTTACGGGGTCAGAGATGCTGGAGGCAAGCGGTAGCTATCACTGGTATAGTCCATAGAAAAAGTGTAAGGGGTCCTAAAATGGATAATTTTCTCAATGAGTTTTCGTCGGATCAGGAACGAGCTAGACATTTAGAGAACTTATTAATTAAGGTTGCTCGAGGAGGACCTCGAGATAATAGTGAAAATTATATTTCTCTTAGATCGTACTTTATACAAAACTCTGTATTAAAACTGTTGCTTCCTGCATTCGTAAGAGAAAACAGAAGCCTAAAAAAATTTTGGGGATTCATACAGCAGAAGTTCCCAACATATAAAGAGCGCGAGTACTTCATCTCAACTGAATTCACACCGTTATTCGATTATTTCGAAGAGAATCATGCTACGCCTTCGGATGTTCACATAACTGACGGATTAAGAAGCTATGATGAGTGTGGCGTGAATGAAGCTTGGGCAAAAGCTCTAGACAGAAGAAACAACGATCCTGAAGGGGCTATTACAGCATCTAGAACATTGCTTGAGACGGTTTGTAAACACATTCTTGATGATTTAAGTATTACTTATGATAGAAATCTAGACATGAGTGAACTTTATAAACTAACATCCAAAGCACTTAATTTGGCTCCAGATCAGCACGGAGAACAGATTTTTAAGCAGATACTTAAAGGTTGCTCATCTGTGGTAAATGGCCTTGGCAATTTACGTAATAAATATGGCGATGCTCATGGCATAGGGAAAAAACCAATAAAACCTGCTGATCGACATGCTCTTTTAGCTGTTAATCTTGCAGGAAGCATGTCAGTTTTCCTCATTCAAACATGGCAAAACTTGTCAAACAAATAA